AACCGTTGCCCGGAACACACTGGCGGCTTGCAGAGCCGGGTTGGAAAATTTAGAACTCAGTCATCACGACACGCTTGGCTAGGGCAGCCGGGTAGTCGTAACAAATGAAGTCGAGGCCATTCTGGGCCTTGATCTGAGAGAGAATATCAGTCCAGTGATCGTAGATCTGAGGAGGATAATGAGTCAATTCGGTAATGAAGGAACGACACTTAGAGGCTAATAATTCTTTCTGGTTCATATGGGAAACAGGAATATAATATTGGAGAGAATTGGTGCAACTCTCCAATTTGAGAGGGGCATCTACACGGTTTTCACGAGGGGCGAATTTACGGCATAGGAAAGAGCAGTCAAGGATGGAAACGAAGGGAGTCATTTCACCCATTTTATTGGAGGCGGGAGTAACTTTCATGGATAAGAACTCAGCACAAAATTTCTGGATAGTTAATGCATTAAAGAGATGCTTAATATCATCAGAAACAGCGTGTAAGAGATCATCACCGTAGAAGCCGGAGGCGACATGCTTGCGCATTTCGACAAGGCTATTGCCGGTGAGCTTCTTGTAAGCGATCATTTGATAGATCTCATTCAAGAGTGAGTTAAGTTCCGCAGTGATGGGAAGTCCGGAAAGGAGCATCCAAACAAAGATAATGACCTCGTTCTGGAGAACGAAGCCGCCTGCGCAGGACTGAATTAACAATCGGGCAGCTTGGGCATCTCGTTCGGAAAATCCGGAGCGGAGGTAGAGTCGATAGATGAAATCGGCTGCAATTAAGTAGGAGAATTGGGGATGGTTGTATTCGTAACCAGAGTAGTCAAGTTCAACGATGTTATCGGGATTGATCGCACAAAGAGTGTCGAAAAATACCTTCCAATCATCGCCATGAGCATTGATACCGACTTTGGTACGAAGTTTCTTGTGGTTAGCATGAATCATATTCATCCAAGGTCCTAGAACGCGGCGAAATAGCATTGTGAGTGCAACTTGGGCGCAGTTGATGACGCGAGGAGCGTCAACTTTAGCAGCTTCGCGGGGTTCATCTTTGAGAGAGGTTTGAAAAAGAGACTGGGGCATGAGACCGTTATAAAGATCTTCAAGCATTTGATCACAAATTTTGGATATTTCTACCCAATCTTCGAGAGTTAGCTTGGTCTTAGGAGTACGGCCCATGGTTGAGTAAGGATAAGCGCTGGAAGTAGTGAAATTCATGTGAGGCATGTTTTCAGCTCCTTCGATGGATTCGGTGTTGGAATAAAATTTGCTTGTTGCGGTGTTGGGATGTTCATCTAAAAGAGCATGAACAATCTCATTGCGCAAGGTAGCGTCAACGTGGGGTTCGCTTCTGAGGCGGAACTTCATGTTGGCTTTAAGGAGGACATCGTTTTCATCGTAGGTGCGGTTTAACTTAGCGGGGAATTCAGTAGGGCGGGGGAGGGACTTATGGTGGTATAGCATACTGCGGGTGATCTTAGAACGATCGGACATCTTAGTTCTAGGGTGGGCAATACCTATAGGGATACAGTTGGAGTTAGCAGCAAGTATATGGTCAAAGGAGCGAGAGTTTGCATCGATCGCTTGTTTAACCACATCAAAAGGAGTGGGGGCGGTTCTGGGAGGCTTGATATAGCCGGAAAGCATTTCGCGTGAGATATATCGGCCGTGGGCGGCGACAAAACTCGAGGCTACATGCATTCCGAGTATGGAAAAACGGCCGTTCTTGCGAACGACGTAGAAGCATCCGGAATCACCAGGGCAGACAGCAATTCTGGATTCAAAGATTGAACCACAATTAACGACCTCGTTCCATTCGGTTTCGTACGAAATAATTCGATCAGTTGTACGGAAATCGGAAACGGGGCAGATAGTCATGGTATCCTCAAAATTTCTTAAGAGGTAAATTTCATCAGTGTTGGCTGTGAGTTGGGAGGTAGGTTGGAACATATAGGAAATGTCGCGGCAGGGGAGGACTGTGGAGAGTTCAAGGACGCAGGTATCGGAGTTTTCAATTCGGTTGACTTTGCATTCTTTAATGTTAATACGTTTATTAGACATAATAGCTTGAATATCTACAATCTCGCAGGTGGCCGGGATTTGATGGGAAGGGCAAATTAAATGATTTTGGTTGAGGACGAGGGCTTTGGCATACATCTCAAATTCTTCACCGTTGTACTTATAACGAGTATAAATTTCAACGATGTTGAACTTAAGCTTATCTAAGTCTTCTTTCTCTTGAGATGTGGTCTCAAAATCATTGAGGAGGCTAATGTTGGCAAGGGACTGTTGGACCCAGCTTTCATTTTGCCATCCTAAATCATTAACATAAGAAATCATGGCTTTGGACCAGCGAGAGACGGAGCTGTTAGGCTTAATCTTAGTGGTAACTTTGGCAATGGTAGATTTATCGATAGCGGCTTGGGTGGCTTTAAGTTGGTCTTTG